ATTCATACATATGTATATATTAGTATCAATCAAGTTAAAATCGCTACTGTTTTTACAATTTCTACAAATTATCTTATCCTTATTTTTTTTTAATACCTTATCAGGGATTTTCGGCAACTCGTTGAGGTTTAATTTATTCGCATATTTCATAAATATATCGACATACTCATTCACTATCTTATCCTTTTCTTTATTATTGCCAATGACTTTACCCATAAAATTCATCTTCAATGGCGTATTTAATAGTTCTTTATACTTTTCCAGTAATACTATACTTTCTGTTATATAAAAATTCAAATATAAACTGTTTTCAATATTGTAAATATACTCTTCTAACTCCTTCTCATTATTTAATAAGGATGTTAATGTATTCGGTCTAATGTTTTTTAACTCTGATGTCTTTCTTAAATCTTCAAGCTTTATCTTGTAGTCAGGAATCTTTTTTATCTCTTCTTTAAATTTATTTTTTAATTCGACATCTAAATTTATTATATCAACGTCTTTATCTTTCTCCATTTATTTACAAATAATTATTGTTTAAAATATTATTTAATTTAAATAATATTTAATATTTATAATAAATGGAATATTTTCAGTCTATATACGACCTTGTTTACGATTATATAAACCCACCAGATGTTTTTATACCAACAACCACCACCGTAAGAGAAGAAGATGTTGATAATCTCATCGATCAAATAAAAAAAGAAATTATTTTGGAAGATCGACATTTCAAAATCAAATACGAAGACTTACAAGAACGCCTAAATAACTTACATGAAGACGACTCTAAAGACCAGGATGATGACAATAATAACAATTTTGAAAAAATAAGTGTCAAAAAGAAAAAGATTCTAAAGACTACATTCTTCGCATGTATACTCCCTTAAATCTTCCCTACACATCGGACAATTAAATGTGTGTTTTTCAAACATTGTTTCATAACATATAATGCATAAATAATGCCCACAAGGCGTCTTGTGTTTTGTATTATCGTAACATACACAACACTCAAAGTTTTTAAAATACTTTGGATCCATCTTTTTCTCAAACTCAAACAATCTCCATGAATAATAATCTTCGTTCTTTTCCGTATCATTCACGTATTTACTTATATATTTATTGAAATGTATATTGGGATACAGGTCAATTATCTTTGTTGATATGATGGACTCTATAATTTTGTCTGATCTTATTAATGAAAACAAATTATTAGTAGCCTCTTCCTTTGTCTTTCTTTTTAATTGCTTGTCGTAAATTATTTCGTGATATAAGTGTACAGGATCATCATGCGACGAACAATACATATTGATTGTCTGAATCTGCAAAATGATATTATAAAAACATTGAACCATATCATTACTAAGCGTGTAACAATTTGATTTTTTTTGTAAACTTACTATAAAGCCTTCTTTTGTTTTTCGATGAAAAGTTATATTATCACGCTTCTCATCAAGCATAAATTCTTTTATATATGCATTAAATTCTTCGGTATCCATTTTATTTTTTTAGAATACTTATAAATAAATTTTCAATTTTTTAAAATTGATTTTTTACAATAAATTGTTTTTTTAAACAAAAATGTTAAAAGATATCCCGGAAGAATATAGAAACCTTAGCCTTCATATCGCTTTAGAACGTGCTGATACGAATAAAGATTGGGATACATTTAAGAAAATATACGCGAGTGCACCTGCTTTTTTAAGACAACATTTGCAGAACACTAGTATTATATTCGACTATAATTACGAGATGTTACCCACTCAAGAACAGGAAGACTTGTTTAAGTAAGATAAATATATTACTTAGTTTACTAATATATTTAATTTATTCTTCGTCATCTTCAATTTCTTTCTTATATTCAAACCTCTCCCTGGTTCCGATAAAAAATCCAGCGATTATTCCGATTACTGTTATCGCTACAATTACCCAAGCAATAGTTGTATCTGTCTGTGTTACAGGAGCCCATTTAATATTATCTGGATATAACATTGGTTTACCCTTCCATAATATACCTATTACAAGGAATAAACAAGATAAATATGCCCAGGGTATAGTGGCAAATAAACCGATGATTGTGCATGTTAATACTACCATAGCAATACCTTGACCGGTAAGGCCTACATAAAATTTATCGGCTCCGAAAATTCCGAAGAGATATCCTAATATAAGTGCGATTCCTTGACTTGGCGGTTCTGACATTTATTAAAATATAGAAAAAAAATATTTTTAAAGAAATAAATTCTATTATAAAATATGGAACAACAACTATCTATGGAAACGTCACCAAAGACGGAACGAAAGCACATGTCGAATCCGAAGAATTTTTGTGAGGAATTACTGAAGCTGAATATAAGGTATGAGCATTTGGTTGAAGCTCATGCATCTATTAACTGTACCAATGTGGCGAGAATGTTTATCGGTAAAAGCTCAAGAGGCGGTGTATCTGCCGATATTATTGAAACATGGATTAGGACTTTTGAATACGTCCAGCAGCACCCCGATGAAGACGATCATGATCAATATACCGCTCGCAGAATTGAACCTAAAAAAGAATACTATGATTATGTTGAATTGATTAGCAAGCCTATTCCCGAAGATGTTCGCGAAAGTTGGAAGCAATTGTCTAATCCGAAATTAGGAAAGGAGGCGCCAAAATATGGGTATACTATTGGTGTTACAAATGGTAAAGCAATAAAGACTTTGCACACAAGAATGGAGGAGATGTTTGAAAGAAGAAAAAATAATATTTGGAATAAGAAATTTGAAGAGGTGGTTCCAAAGAAAGATGTTGATTATAGAATGATGAACGTACCAGATCTGCGCGCGCTTTGCAAGGAAAGATCTTTGCCAAATGCGCATCTTAAACAAAAGAATTCAATCATTAAGCTTTTAGAAAGAAATCCTTTAAACTCGGTTTATACTGAACTAAGTGACGAAACAGTAGTAAACTATGATAAGATGGTTGTCAAGAAATTGAAAGCCCTCGCAAAAGAAAGAGGAATCGTTAAATATAATAATTTGAAAAAAGAAGAATTAATTAAGCTTCACGAGGATTACGATAAGGAAAAAATAATTGAGATTGAGGAGGAAAAAGAAGAAATTTCTCAAGTTAACAATGAAGAAAATATTAATAAATCACTAGAAGTTTTTAATTTTAATGGTAATGTTATAAGAACATTTGGAACATACGAAAATCCATTTTTTGTTTTAAAAGATATTGCGGATATTTTAGAATTAACAAATTATAGAAACGTTCATTCTAAAATGGACGATTACATGAAGGGTGTCCAAAAGTTGGACACCGATGGAGGCCCACAAAATATGCAGGTTATAAATGAAGCAGGTTTATATTATATGATAATCAAATCTACTAAACCAATTGCTAAAGAATTTCAAAAATTGGTTTTTAAAGAGATTCTACCAACTATCCGTAAGAAAGGAGAATATAAACTTGATAACAAGAGAAAGATGATACTTCAAAGACCTATGCGGCAACTTCTTACGCTCTCTGAAATTGATATCGAGGCTGAAGAATTAGAAATGAAGTTCGATATGTCTTTGTATTCCAATAAAACTGTAATATATCTAGCTTATATTGGAAAAAACTTGATAAAACTCGGTTTCTCTGATAAAAGATTATGCAAAAGAGAAGAAAAACATACTAGTTGTGAAAGTCAATTTGAGCAATTTAGAATTATTAAGGCATTTGAGGTTTCGGGACAACCTATTGAAAAAATTATTAAAGATTTGCTACATGTGTATAATGTTAAGTTTCATTTTCAATGTGAAATTTATAAGCCACCGGGTAGTTTAGAAAATTTTATTGAAATTGTTGCTAATATGTTAAACGAGCATGACTTGAAGTTTCAATTAGATAATTTGCGAGCGCGTTATAAAGAACTTGAAATTGAGAATTTGAATCTCAAATTAAGATTGAATGGCGAGTGCACCGAAGGGTGCTAAAAAATGTGTAAATTTGAGAATTGTTATCTAAAGATATAACAATTCTTAATAAAATGAAAGCAACTTTAAACATCGCCGAACTTATTGAAAAGAACTCACTAACTCGTCTTTCTAAAGACTATGAAGGTAAACTACTTAACAAGATTAAAACTAATTTTACAGATAACCAGCAACAATTATTTGTTGCTAGTTTTTATTGTTTTTTGAACTATGATACAAAAAAAGATTTTGTCATCGACTTTGATAATGTATGGAAATGGCTAGGATTTTCAAGAAAGGATAACGCCAAAAGATTATTAGAAAAGTTTTTTACTAAAGATATTGATTATCAAGTTTCAAAAGCTGCTCCTTCTATCGGAGGAGCAGCTTTTGAAGAGTCAAAATCACCTTCAAGAAATTTGGGTGGTGCAGGAATAAATAAAGAACAAATTATGCTTACAATTAATACCTTCAAAAAGTTTTGTTTGAAATCAGAGACAAAGAAAGCCGATGAAGTTCATGATTATTATATTAAGTTGGAAGAACTATTACAGGAAACAGTTGACGAAGAAAATAATGAATTGAGATTACAATTAAGCAATATTGAAAATAAATTTATGGATTTATCAGAGAAACATTTCAAACTTGAAGAGAATCATAAAAGAATATTATATAAAAAGAAAAGACATACCTTAAAGAAAGGACCTTGTCTTTATTTATTAAGAAATCCTGATGTTCAGTCTAAAATTAAAGTTGGGATTTCCAAAAATTTAAATTCGCGTTTATCAACTTATGTAACTTATTTTGAACCTGAGTTTATATTTATTATTTTTACAAACTCTAACAAGCTACTAGAACAATGTGTTAAGGAAAAATTTAAACAAAATATTTCAGAAGGTTGCGATGAATGGTTAAACGATATTGACACATATGAAATAATTTCTTATATTGAATTACAAGCTAAATTATTAAATTTGGAATTCACAAGTCATCAGAATATTGAAGAAATTAAGTGCGAAAGTGAAAATGAGAGCGAAGACGAGGTTATAGAAGAAGTTCAAACTGAAGACGGTATTCAAGAACAAATTGAAGAAAATAAATTAAAAACTTGTTCGAAATGTCTAATAAATCAAAACATTGACCTGTTTAATAAAGATAAAACAAAAAAAGATGGTTACCATGGAACTTGTAGAAAATGCGAAAAAGTCATTAAACAAGAATATAAATTACGTAAAGAAGATGAATTTGTTCCACTTACTGAGAAGAAATGTGTTTCTTGCGAAGAACTTAAAGATATTATCAATTTTTCAAGACATATGTACAGTAAAGATGGTTATGTACATAATTGTTTAGATTGTGCCAAACAAACTACAAATAAGGTACGTACAGCAGATAAAGAATCAGGAGTCAGATATAAGTGCGGTAATTGTGAAAAAGACTATGCACGTAAAGATACTTTAACAAAACATTTGAAAAACTGTAAGAGTGGATAATTCGGGAATTCCCGACTCGATATATTTACACAGTTTGTAAATATATCTTATTTCAATATATGTTTTATGATTTCTATTAAACTTCCATCTCTATCATAAATCCATATCTCGATATCATAATTATTTTTTAAAACACAATTCCACTTAGAAATATTTTTATCTAAGTCTAAATTATAAGTATAGATTGATTTTACTTCTATAAATTTAGGTTTATCAGGGTATTTAATCATAATATCAGGATAGTATCGACATTCCTTATCTTTAAAGTTATAAAGAAACTTTGGCATGAGGCTCGAATTTACAATAATATTTTCTTCTTCTTCCGCGTATAAATTAATTAAATCGAAAAGGCAATATGGTTCATACCCTTGTACCATTACAACATTTCCACTTGGAAATGTAAAAGGTTTTAAAGAAAACATTGATTTCTGAGCTTTTGAAAAAATTTCTTCGTTTTGCATTGCATGAGAACAGCCATATTTAGTTAAACATGTTTCAATTCTTTTATTTTTAAAATATTCAGAAGAAAATAATTGTTCTGTTCCGTATTTTTCTATTAACGTTTCTTTTCTTTTATCAATTGCGCATATAGGACATCTCTTACCTCTTTTATAATCGAATAAACTCAGGGTAGACGTGATATGTTTTTTATCGCATTCAACTTTTAAATCTTTGTTATTGTTATATTCTAAACAAGTATAATTAATTTTTTTCAAAATATCATTAACGCTACCTATGTCAAGTCTATTTTTTATATTTATACATTTAGAACAATATTCAGTTGAGCTACCTTTTAATAAATTTTGAATACTTGTGTATGTAAGGTTGTCACAGTTTCCACATTGATATGAACATTTTCTAGTACTTGAATCTAGGGTTAGTAATATATGTCCATTTTTTGTAAAGATTTTTTCAGAATAAATTTCAAAATTGTGCTTGTCATTATTTTCAGATGTACAAGTAGTACATAGCAAACTGTAATCATCCTTGGATTTACATTTTTTATTCATAAATGAAGTAACTTTCAAATTAGTTACATGATTTTTTGTACATCTGAAAGATATTTCATTATTTTTGGATTCATCAAAAGAAGTTTCTAACTGAAACCCAATGGATTCAAGAAATATTTTATGATTGTTATATTTTAACATTCAATTAGATTAATTATGATATTTTATAATTCAATTTTTAATTTTTGTGAAAATTAAAAATATAGGTGTAATTAAGGTGTTTACAATACAGGGAACCCAAGTGCCAATTTAACCCTGTATTTCAAGTTGTTTTAATTTATCAACTTGAATGAGTACCTTTATTTTCATAAAGGATTAGACTATATCTTAAGAAAATTTATAAATAAATTTCCCAACTACCATTTAGTCGTTGAACTGCATTCTACCAAAAATTGGTTTAGAACTTGGCTGCAGATTGCCCAATCTTCTAAAATTTTTACTATGCCCACGCCATTACGCTTGGTTCCGATAAGGTATTTCTATCTTATGGTAGTATTTAGAAGCTCTAAGGGGTTTCCCGCAATTTGATAGTTTTGCCGCGTAAGATATGCGACTAGCCGATTATATACACTCAATGAGTGGTGATAATTTACACTGTTTTCCCATAAAAGAATTATCACATCTTTTATAGCAGTCGACTGTTGGAGGCACGCTTGGGGCTTTACCTCCACTGATTCTAATAATATTATTATTGACAGCAGTGATGATGAATTCGTAAGTTTGAGCAGATTGCTGACCAGTTCCGACTCCTTGAGATCCAGCATAACCATTGACGGCGGCGGAGGACGCTTCAGGAATGATGCTAACATTGGTCAACTTACCATAATTTGTTGATCCCATAGGATCCAAGCAGATAAAATCAAGGGAATATGAGTATGAATGATAACCAGTAACAGTTGGGATGACTGGAGCGTGGTAATAAGGGTTAACAAGAGAGAAATAGTCAGATCCCATCTGAGAGAGACGGTTGGTGTTCTCATAGATGAGGGAGGTTTGAAGGATGGGGTCAAGGGCAGTTGCAGTGGGTAGAGTGTATACAGCATTTCCACCAGTTCCGTTGGCAGCAACTCCGGAGGCGGCAGTGTAGTTAGACCACTCAGCTCTGTCAGAAGTATTACGAATAGCGAAGAACAAAGCCTTGATAGCGTGAGAGAAACGGATATCAAAATTAGGGGCATAGTTAGAGCCGGTGGGTTGATAATTCTGTCTTGGGGCTGTTTGAACCTGCTCGATAAGAATGTCCCTTGGTGCACACGCCATACGCTTACGTTCATCGTTGGAGACGATGGCATAGTTCGCCCAAACTTGAGTGGCGCCACTTAGAGAGGGGATACCAGAAGAAAGTTGGGTTCCACTGCTGTTGACTTGAGTACCAGTGCCGCTGTTATCAGTGGGGACAATGTTAAGAAGTTCATACCAATCTCTGAAACTGAAGTTAATGCGCATTTCATTGTAAGGAAGAGCAGCAGTAGGAAGAGCGACTCCACTATCACGTCCATAGAAGAATGGAAGAGGAAGATTTAGAGTAGCAGCCTGAAGGGTGTATCCGGGAAGAACAGGGTTAATCAAAGAAGGAATGTTTCCAATCATATTTTGATAACCGATCTGCTTTCCAGCAGGTACAGTGAAGGCAGACCAGAAATCAAGGTGATAACTATCAAATCTAGCAGCGACCAAATCGTTAAAAGTGATACAGCACTCACGTACAATGTTGTGCATCAAGTTGTTAGTCCACTTAAGACAGTATCCAGATTGGGCACTGGCCAAGGTAACTGCAGGGGTTTGTAGTCTCAACCAAGTTTGGAGCAAATAATCTCCAGCACGAGAAATGCTGACTGACCATTCCTGTCCAAAGGCAGGTGTTCCTGAAGCTCTGGAAAGAACGACAGGGACCATGGTGAACCACGTAGCCTTACGTGTCTCTCTTACAAAATAAGCGGTAGCATCGGGGCCACCATACATATACTTTTCAATTTCGTCGAAAGTTGCTAAATCAATAAATCCAGAAGTTACGTTACTTGTGCAAATAGAAGCCATTGTTTTATTATAATAAAGAAAATAATTTGTTAAAAAAAAATTATTTTTTAAAATTCATTTAAAGATTTAATATTTTTTCTTGGATTTTTTTAAGTCTTTTAAGTCATAATTTTGAATTATGTATTTTTTAAGGTGAATCAAGTTCTAAATTTGTGATATGTTTTTAAATGTAGACGAAAATATAAACCAAGTTTTTCTAGGGTACCAAAGTAAACCAAGTCCCCCGCGACCACCTTTATAAATCTATTTAAAGATTTACAATTATATATAAAATGACAACTACTTCAAAAACTTTTACTAAAGTTAATGATATATTTCAATGCAAATTGAAACTAGAAGATGGTACAGATTTTACAATACCATTAAGAGAGGATGGATATATCTTTGCAACCGGATTATGCAAAGCTGCGGGAAAAACAGTTAGTAACTGGTTAAGATTAAAGGAAACAAAAGATTTCAAAACCCAGCTTGAAAATAAGCTTAAAAGTGATCTTCACATTCACATATCACAATTAATTGAAGTATATAAAGGTAATTCGGGTAGATATAATCAAGGTACTTGGATTCACCCTGATCTAGGATTAAATTTAGCACAATGGTGTTCGCCTAGTTTTTCTCTTCAAGTTTCAAAATGGTTAAGAGAACTTATTTTTACAGGAAGCGTTGAATTAGAAAATGAAAAATCAGAAGAAAAAATTAAAGAAGAATATGAGAAAATATTTAAAGAATTAAAAGAAAAGCTCGAAACAGCCGAAAATATAATCATTTCTCAATCAGAACAAAGTAATTATATTGAAAAAAAATATAAGCGTTTAGAACAGAATCATCAGTGTTATTTAAAACGAAGAGAACTCTACAAATTAAAAGAGGGCGCATGTATTTATTTAATTAATACGGAAGGTAATGATAAATTAAATTTTAAGATAGGTCAAAGTGGAAATATTACAGATAGAATTTCAGGCTTCAGAACTTCAAGTCCTTTATGTAAAATACTATTCTTAATGTATACTCCATTAAATATTGATATAGAAAGAAATATGAAAATAAGGTATGAAAAAGAGTTATTATTGAATAATAGAGAATTTATATCTGATGTACCTTTAATTGAATTGATTGATTCAGTAATAAAATTTGCAGAATTTTTTAGAACAAATTATACAATTGAGACAGAAGAAGAGCTTAAAAAATTTAATGGTCATATTATATCTTTAAAAGATATTGATAAAATAGAAATTGATGAAGAAGAAAAAGAATTTAATAAAGATGGTAAACTTAAAAGATGTGGAGGTCCAACTCATGTAACTAAAGAAAGTAGATATTTAAGTTTAAATGAGTTTTATAAAAATTCAGGAAATAGAGACGGACACGCACGTTTATGTAGGGAATGCACTTTAACTCTTTCATATGGAGATAAAAGAAAAAGGCGTAAAAGAGTTGTAATTCCAAAGTTTGATACAACAACTCATAAATGGTGCAATTTATGTGAAAATGTAAAAGAACATAAATTATTTGGAACTGACAAAGGAAATAAAGACGGTTTATATTCTAATTGTAAAACTTGTAAAGCAAAACAAAAAGCAAACTACACCGCAAGGAAAAAAGAAGAGAAACAAAATGCAATAAACAGTTGAATTTTTAATACTCCCAACCAGTATTAAAAATAAATCATTCTACAAATACCCTATAATAACTTTATTTTTCCCGGTAC